TCCAAGAATAGTAATCTGATGGGTTATAGTCAATTACAATCTTCTCGGTGGTACGAAGGGCTAACTGCATCCAAGATTCGTAGTTCACCTCATTCGCCTCATTGATGAAAAGGTAGTTACGCTTACGACCTCTGATTTTTTGAGGCTGATCTGTAGAAACAAACTCTACGGTGTTTCCTCCTAAAAAGTATAGACTTTCTGATTTGTTGTGTTTGTCTTCTGAGTAAAGCCCATATTTCGAAAGTATCTCTATGAAGTCTCTCATTACAGAACCCTTTATAGACGGTAGTGAGGAACGACAGATAGTCAATGTTTTTCCCTTTTCTTGTAACAGTTTTACGATAAACCATGTCAAGATATTGTATGTCTTGCCACTTCTTGTTCCTCCTTGCATAACTGAGATTTTTTTTGGACTCTCTTGCAAGATTTGGAATACTTTGTTGGTAGTTACGTTCATTCATGTTGGTTTTTGGTTAAGTTATGGCTTTACTTTTTTACAAATTTGTAAACTTATAGCTTTACTTTCAATTTTGAGCCGATTACAGCCATTATTCGGCTCATTTGATGTCATAGTACTATTTTAGTATTAAAGTGTCTTAAATCGCCTTAAAATGCCCTTTAAATTGATTTTAGACTACTCTTCGTATTCATCTTGGTCATTTAGGTCTAAATATTCGCCTTTATCATGGTCATAAAGCGGAATTTCATCGATTTCACTAGCCATTGTAGCTGGAATTACCATTCCTGGTTCTACTTGGGTGTCAAAATTGATTATCTCCCCTTCAGGTAACTCTTTGTGCTCATCACCATCTAACTGCTTTTGAATATTAGGCAACTCTTCTGGTCTAACTACGTTGACTGTAATCTGCTTTACCACATCACCTTCGTGGGCAACCTCTTGTTTTTCAATATAGCCTCTACGCTTTCCTTTGGTTTTTAGTAGGAACATCGTAGCTAAGGTATCACCCCTAGCAATCCTCTCCATTAGCTTCTGCTCTCCGAAGTCTAACATAATCTCTTCAGGCTCTATTTCAGCTAAACGCTTTCTGAACTCAGGATCTTTCTCGCACCAAGACTTATACATCCCTCTTGATACCCCTGCTGCTTCACAGCTAATAGTGATATTGCCAAAGTTCTCCTTATAGGCTATGATAAAAGCCTCTTTACTTATCTCTTTAAACTCTGCATTCATATGGTTGGTATTTTGCTTCTGTTGCGGTTATCTTATTCATGAACATAGCGTATCTAATCTTAGATGGTCTATATCGATTCATATTCCTCCATAGAGTACATACACTAAATCTATGCAACTTATAGTTGCGTTTTACTTTTTGGGTTTCGGTTTGCATTTATACATATTATATATTATTTTAATGTGTCTATTACAAAATAAAAAAATCAAAATACAAAAAAGTTAAAGTCATTGTTTGGTATCAGAATTTTAGGGGGCACAAGCCACCTACGAAAACTTTCGTACGAAAAAAAGTGGTAGTGGGTGCTAAATTCCTTAGTAATTCCAATGTGCCAATATATAACTTGTTGATTATCAATGTTTGTTTTTTCTCATAATTACCATTATGTTAAATTAGGTTGGTTTATGTGCTTGACAAAGCTAGTGAATAATTTAATGACTTGCAACTTGCTCAAATTCGACCACTAACAACTAATAAGACTAATTAATTAAATAATACTTACCCTATTATATCTTTATTCTATCTAGTTAATATTACATTATATCTAATATAATATATAATATAAGGATATATTTACTAAGTATCTTATAATTGATATTATAATATATATTATATAATTAATGTTACAACACTAAATAATATTTAAACTTTTTTTAAATATTTTTTATTTATTTGTATTTTGTATTAATATTCTTTGTATCTTTATTTCCGAAATCAAATAAAATTAATATGAAAAATCAATTCAACATTATGGCTGATAAGATAGCCGAAGTATTAAAGCAAGATGAACTTGACAAGCTACAAAGTACTACTAATGACATTATGCAAATGTTAGTACAAAATGAATTTATTCATGATGCTTTCTTAGATGTAAAGCAATTGCAAGAGTTTATCGGTTCTAAAATCAATCAAATATTAATTAACAATTTAATCAAATAACATGAACCAATTTATTACATTAACCGAGTTAATCGCTATTCTCGTTATTTGTTTGCCTGTTTATGCTTTGGGTAAAACAATAATTGAAACAATCAAAGACAATTCAAACAATAACCAATAAAATTTAATCAAAATGAGAACAAAATTTAACAATCTAGAATTAACCCATGTTTGGGCAAATCAGCAACAATCTTACGGAAAGGGATCATCCATGTTTTTTGAAAATGAAAGTATTTACAGTTACGGTCATCATTTCAAGATAGCTCAAATTGTGGAGTACAAAGAAAGAAAAGCTGTTTTATTTAACAATAAAAGCTATTCAAATACAACAAATAAACACCAATCTTTGGTTAAAAAATCAATTCCGCATCAATACCCTGTATTTAATGTGGTATATTTTCCAGCTGATTTACATTGTATTACAGCACATAGAGACAACTTAAACGAATATATCAAACAGGCTGAAACTCATAAAGAATACACCAAAACAGCTAGAAAATTAAAAGAGGCTAATTTAAACATGGTTAATCACTATTTGAACTATTTTAATAATTATTGTTTCTTTTTTGATATTAATGACCTTTCTAAATTAACTTTTGCATCATTAAACGGATTATCAATTGAGGAAAGGTACAATAACCTCACAGCATGGGCTATTGAATACAGCAAATCAGATGAATATCAAAATTGGCTAGTTAAAAAAGCTGAAAACGAAAAAAAGCAAGAGGAAAAAAGATTAATTGAAAAATCCGAGCAAATACAAAAATTTAGAGAATTTAAAATATCATCTATTTGGGGAATAGGAACAAACCTTTTAAGATTTAACAAAGAGACAAATGAAATAGAGACCTCAGGAGGTGTTAAGATGCCTAAAAATATCTTTTTTGATGCATATCAAAGACTTAAAAATAATACTTTGTCAATTGGTCAACATATTGGATCTTATCGTTATAACGGTCAAGATGGCAATATTTTAACAATAGGTTGCCATAAAATAGACATCAAAGAGGTTGAAAATGTAGTCCCTCAATTATTTTAACTTATAAAACATACTAAAATGACTATTAAAATTAACATTATAGAGGCGGCTTGTGAATTAGCTCAAAAAGAATTAGAAAGATATTATGAATATTCAAGCCTACCAATTTACAACGAAATAGATGACGAAACAAGCTATACTGAAGAGGCTCAACAGGTTTTTAATGAATTTTACGATAAGTATTTTGATTTATTGTACAATATGCAAGAGCCTGTAAGTATTTCAATAGGTTAACTGACGAGCTGTAATGCAGCGAAACTTTGCCCCATTTATTGGGGCTTAGTCTTAACCAAAAATCAAACAAGATGGAACCTATTAGTTTTGAAGTATTACCAAATGGCTTTTTTAAGTTAACCGCAGTAGTTAACAGCCAATTAATTACAAGAAAATATATTTATTGCACTAAGAGAGAAGCAAAAAAGCTATTTAAAGCCGAAATTAGACAGGTAAAGTCTAAATGGTACGAGTACCTTGCTAGATAATTTTAAGCCAAATTTGGGGCTCTAAATAGGTAATATTTGGGCTGTACTATGTATGCTGTATATGTATGCTTTGTAGTATATGTATGCAACTATTATGCATTGGCAAAAACCTGCCAAAAACCTGCCAAAAACTCTATGCAAAAACTCCCCAAAAACTCCCCAAAAACCCCACAAAAATCCAGCAGCCAAAAATCCAGCAAAAATCTTTTATGATTTTTTTAACAAAAAACCTGCTAAAAACTTTAAAATATTACAAAAACTTTCTAATTTTACCAAAACTTTTAAACTTAAACAAAAACAACATGAATTATCCATTACAACTTAAAAAGAAATTAGCCCAAACGATGGCTCAAGTAGATCATCATTGCATGGGGCTTGATTTATTAGAAGCTTATGAATATCATTTGGCTTCTGACTCATTTGAATTATTGCAATACTGGATGGAGTACTTTGGCGTATTTGATAATCCAGAGGAAAATCTATTAGATCAAATGTTAAATCCAAAAACTTTACAAAACAATTAAACTATGAAAACTTTAAACTCAAATGACTATGTAATCTACAGCAGAACTGAAAATGCTATGTTTCAATTTTCAGATGGCAATCAAGATGTTGTTATTTACGGATCTTATGATGAAGCTATTTTGGATTTAGACAAAAATGAAGATGAAGAGGTTATCAGTTGTACTGATTTACCTATTGACTTACAAAATAAAATCTTAAATCAAATAAACAAATAAACTATGAAAAAATTTGAATTTATCTGCAAGACAGACATGATTACAGGAGACAAAGTGTACTTAACAAGAGAAGAGGGCTACTATGTCTCTGGAAGCCTAAGGATCGATAAAGAAGAAGCGTACAAAGTGTTTCTTAAACTTTCCGACCAAGAGCCAACTGAAATGTTTGAAGTACTAGAGACAAAAACTTCCCCCAACGAATAAAACAAAAACCCCTAAAAACCCATGAACAAGATTACTCAAGACTTAAAAAGAAAAGGAGTCAAAGAAGAACTAACCTATGTAAATTCTAATGGTAAAATCTCAAAACGTTTTACCTATAAAGGAATGATTATTAAATGGGATAATTTCATCCTAAATGGCAAGTTCTACTATTGGAGAGCCTCTTTCTATGCGAGTCTTGAGGCTTGTTGCAGTGGCATCGACAGACACATTAACCATTTTAAAAAGTAAACTATGATTGAGGTAAAGGATTATAGATCCATGATTAGACATGGAGACATCAAAAAACTCATGCAATTAACAGGCTTGAGTAGGTATTTAATTGAGACTAGAATAGAAAAAGGTGATTGGGAAATGCACGAAATCCTTAAAGCCTATTTTGAGAAGAGATTAGAAACACTTAAAAACCAATTAAATGAGTACACAGAAAGTTAAGAGAGTGCCTAGAGGTACATTATTAGCACATAAGAGGCTTGACTTAGATACTGAAATATATAAGCAAGTAATTGAAATTGTAGCAAATGAATTTGGATTGCCTGTTAGTAAAATGATATGCAGAAGAAGAAACTTTGAACTTGTAATGGCTAGAAATATGGCATTCTATATTTTACATACAACATACAGACAAAGAGCATCACAAATAGCACCATATTTTCATAGAGATAGAACAACAGTATTACACGCAGTAAATAATTTCCATAGAGACATTAATTACATACCATTCTACTTTGAGAAATATGAGTCAATCCTAAAAACTTTAGGAACATTGCCAGAGGCTATATACGCATTACGTTAAACCATAAACCAACACAATATGTTATCAACCTTCCATCAAATGTCAGACAATGACAAAAAACTCTTAGTTGCAAAAATCTTGCACGAGATAAACTATTCACAGGCTTCGTTTGATCTAATTACTTCGCTGATTAGAGTTTGGGAACAATACCCAACAAGACAAGCTAATTATTTTAAAACTCAAAACACTTACAATGGAATTGCAAAAAACTAACCCTAGCTATGAGTTAATCAATAAAGACTCAATGCTACAATTATCTAATGAGCTATCAAAACTTATTAAAGAAAAAGGATTAAGCTCAAACATTCAAGGCAAACAATTCGTAAACGTAGAAGGATGGCAATTTGCTGGTGCTTCACTAGGATTAATGCCAATTATTACAGACACTAAAGACTTATCAAATGAAACTACTATTAAGTATATGGCTACTTGTGAAGTTCGTAACATTAACACTGGTTTGGTCGTTGCAACTGGTATTGCTTTGTGTTCCAATGGGGAGAAAACTAAGCGTTATTTTGATGAATACGCTATACTCTCAATGGCTCAGACTAGAGCAATTGGCAAAGCGTATCGTAACCTATTAGCATGGTTGATGAAAGCTGCAGGTTTTGAAGCTACACCTGCTGAAGAAATGGACTTTGCGGTAGAAGAGCCCAAAAAACCTTCTAAGCCTGTAGTAGAAGTAGTAGCAGAGATTGTAGAAGAAGGACCAAGTAAAGAAGAAATAATGTTTGAGATTGCTAAGTGTACTAAGCTAAAGCAATTAACTGACTTGTATTATGGATATAAACAAGCATTTGATTCTGATGATAATTTGATGTCAGTATTGAAAGCTAAAAAAGATAATTTAACCAAAAAATAAAAACATGAGTTTAGAATTATTACCTAAAATTGAATTGAGTAGCATAGAGCCTACTAAATTTAACATTGAATTATTAAAGCAAACAATCGTAGCACACTTTAGAGACTCTGGTGAGTCACCTTTAGAGATGTTAGTTAAGTCAGAAGCATTACAACAGCTTTTAGATGGCATTAGAGCCGAATTAAAAGAAGATGTTATTGCTGAATTAGATAAATACCCACAAGGTAAAGCAGACGTATTAGGTGCTGAGTTATCTAAGATGGAGTCAGGTGTTAAATATGCCTATGATGGTGATTATACATGGCAAAAATTGAATCAAGAGGTAGAAGCTGTTAAGTACAAGCTAAAGGAAAGAGAAGGATTACTTAAAGCTATTAAAGAGCCATTGGTTGATCCTGAAACTGGTGAGATGATTTATCCAGCACCAAAGTATAGCACAACCACATTTAAAATAAGTCTAAAGAAATAATCATGAGATTAGGCACATACACCGACACACTTGAACTAGAGAATGAGATGCTTAGAGATAAGGTCAAAAAACTCCAAGAGCAATTAGATTCATATTTAGATGCTGAAAGAAAAGTTATCAATATGATGGATGATGCTTACAAGTTAGATCAAGGCATCGTTAACATGATGAACGCATTTAGAACAAAACAATCTTATTAAACTTATAGCCCCCTACAATTATTATTTAACTTAGTGGTGTGAGTTATGTTTCAAAGGGGGCTTATTTTATTTTATGAAAACATTTTCACTTATAGTAGCAATAGTATTTTCAACAATTTCTTTATATTTTGTTTTTAAAGGCAAAACATTAGAGGCTATTTTATTCATGACTTACGCTATCTATAACAAACAAGACACAAAAGATTAATTATGAAATACATTAAATTTTTTTTGATTAGTGCACCATTAGCAATAGCTTTACTTGTAACAGCTAATATTTACTTTGAATTAAAACGATTATATAATGGGTTTAGAACTAGAGCCTAATGGATTTGAAAACAATATACCAATACGAATTATATTTACAGATGATAAGTCAGAAATATTGTTTCAATCTATAGCGGCAGCGAGTAGAAAGACAGGGATTAACCCTAAGACTATAAGGGATAGCTTAAATCCTATAGCTAAGAAGAAG